TCTATCTTCTGCATCATTCATCCACTTTTCTATATCTCCTATTATATCAGCAGAAGTTTCGGACCAATCAGATGATACTTTTTGTTCAGAAGCTAATTGATAGTCGTAATCTAAAGCTTTTTCCTCTCCAGATACATCTTTCCCTTTTATTGCTATTTTACCTTCTGATAATAGTTGCATTCTCATTCTTTCAAGTTGCACTTCTGCACCGTCAACTAAAGTAGTAACATCGTCAAATATATTCTTAGTTATTAAGTCTATATAAGGTTGATTAGCTGGATTTCCCATTAATTTATTTAATTCTTGCTTATCACTTTCTTTTACTAACATAGACTCTTTAAAGAAAGGCATTTCAGTGTTTACATCTGCAAATCCTACTCTATCCCTTATTTCTGCCTTAGCATCAAAAGCACTAGATTTTAAAGCTAAAGGAAGTCCCTTTGATCCTTTTATCCATTTTAAATCTAACCCTAATTTTTTATTAATTGGAAATAATATTTCTCCTAAATATGGTGCTCTGTCTTTTTGCATTCCATTGTAATAAAGACCTATTTCTTTTGCTTTTACTATATCAAATATTGTTGACATATTTTATAATCCTCCTAACAATTTATATAAATTTTATCATTGGTAAAGCTGTTATTGCAGCTGAGTCCGGTTGAGCTGGAAGCTTAGATTTATCTATAAATCCATGTATTACTAATGCTCCACTTTCATCACCATCTGTAACATCTACATCATATAAAACAACACCTTTAGCCGTTGCATTATTTGCTGGTATTATAGTTCCTGCTTTTACTATTTTTCTAGTTCCTACAGTAGTTGAATTTGCTTGAGTTAGTATAACTTTTTCTGATACAAAATGATCATATTTTAATATTTCTTTGCTATTTGAATACTGAGTAACTTTTATTTTAGCCATTATTTATCACCTCCAAAGTAATTATGTTGATTAAATTGATTTGACTCTGTAGCTTGTTTAGCTAATCTTTCTCCTACGCTCTCCATATTACCATCTGTATTTCTAGCAAAGTTCCCTAAGCTTCCAGTATTTTCAGGTATCTCTGTCCCAAAATATGTCGGATTTTCTTCTTTTATTTTTTCATAATACTCATCTAACTCTTTAGAATTCCCATCATCATCTATTGTCATATTCTCTAAATCAGCACCATCTTCTAAATATTTCCTAAATCCTTTATCTTTTATTTCAGAAAACTTATTTTTAACTGCCATTTTTTTCATTATATTTAACTCTTGTGCCTCTAATTCTTTTTTATGTTCACCTTTTAAATTATCAACTTCTTTTTTAGTTAGTCCACCTTCAAACTTTTTAATTATATTGTCTGCATACTTAGTAGATGTTGTATAGACTTCATTTTCTTCCATAGCTGATAATATGTTATTTATTTGTTCATCTGTTAATCCTTGAGCTTTTAATATTAATTTCATATTTACCTCCTTAATATAAATATTTATTACAACAAAAAAAGAAGTTATGAAAACTCCTTCCTATATTCTTCAAACCATTTATCTAATTTTTGATTATTCCATCCATCTAGCCAGATACTAATTTCCTCTCCTATCTGGTCTAACTCTTTTTCTAATACTGGAACAGTAGTACACATTCCATTCGGATGATCCAATGGTAAATCATTAATTTTATATATAACCCCATCTCTACTATTACATAATTCGCAAGTTCTATGGCTATTTGAAGTTATCCACTGAATACCTGTTACGAAAGGGTTTCTTTTGCAACTTCTTTTTTGTGCTTGCTGAAAAGCATGATTTATAGAAGTTCTAGCTAATCTTTGAGCATTATAATCTATTTTTTTATTTGCATTCGGATATGCTTTTAACCAATTCCAAGTTTTTCTACTCTTTGGATTAACATATATCTCTAAATCTTTGGCTATTTCATATACTGATTTCTTATTAGCTATCCCCTCAGCTATAATATAATCAATATCCTTGTCAAACTTTTTTGTATTTTGCCAAATACGTTTTGATAATCCTTTACGATCCTTGTAAACTTCACCAAATAAAATTTCTTCCATAGCTTTTTTAGGTATTTTAGAAAACATTCCTGAAAAAGTATCCTTCATATCTAACTTATATCTTTCATTTATAATCATAAAAAAATCTAGCTGTACATTATTTGCTAGTTCACTTGATTTTTTTATATTATTTTTAATTAGAATTTCAACTTTTTTATTAACTTCTTTTATTTCTTTAGCTACTTCCTTTTGTAGTTCTTCTAAATACCTTTCTTTTAAACTTCCTGGATTAACATTCTTTAGTTTTTTTGATAATTCTTTATACATATCATGGTATATTTGTTTTATCTGTTGCTCCTGTTGTCTTGCCAACTTAAGCTTTTTATTTTGAGCTTCTTGACATAGCCTTAAATATTCATTACTATACACTATTCATCATCCTCTATAATGGTTTCAAATTGATTGTAGCTATCTTCTAATAACTGTTTTTCTATTTGTATTTGTTTAAGTTCTTGATCTGCTACATCTGCATTAACATTCTGCCATTTTTCTATATACTTTTTCCTACTCATTACTTGGGTGTTGACTTGTTTCATATCATTATCTTTTTCCTCGTATTCATCACTAGGAAGAGGATATTGATTTTGTACTGTTATCTCCATATTTTCAATATCTATATCAGGTAAATTACCTATATTATATATTTTAGACACTTCAATAATAGCCTCTACCATCCACTCAAGCATAGGTATCCAAGAAGTCATTTTTTCCTCTATACAAGATGTAAACTGTTGATATATAGCTTTTATAGCTTTTCCACTTGTTAAAGCTTTTAAGTCTTCTGTATTAAGTTTTGGTATAGACAAACTATTATACATATCAGTTAATATTCTATCTAGTGTATTTTCTATTCTTTGGTCATAGGTAAAGTCAGAACCAATAGTATCAACTGCACCTTGTGATTGGTCTTTTGCTTCATCAGATGTTTCTAAATTCCAAACTGCTCCAGCCTTATAACTTAATTTAGGATTTCCTTCTTCATCCATAATAGAATCATCATCTATATCTATCATGGTTACAATTCTATTCATACCTTTTATTATAGTGTCTATATCTTCACTTGTGAGTTGGTTATATACCTTCTGATTTTCAACTAAAAGCTTTACATCTGACTTTCCCTTCGTATCTCCTGTAAGAGCATCATTCATTATTACATAACAAGGTATAAATGATAGTTGAGTATTTTCATCATCCTTTACAGTTTCTATTATTTTCCCAGTTCCATCATATATAGCTTCATGTACATAACAATATCCATTTTTCATGTAATATTTTTGTTTCCAAAACTTTTGATTAGATTTAATTACATTATCTTCTAATTGAAAACAAAATATTATTTGTTCTAATTCTTTTGTATTATCTAGTTTAGGAATGTGAACAAATTCTAATGATGGTATAAAGGCTATTTCTATTTTTTTGCTAACTTTATTTGCAACTAACTTGAGAGCTATTCTTTTACCTATTAGAAAGTCTTTAGTAGCCTTTATAATATCATTATTAAATAAATTCTTTTTTAGAATTCTCTTAAGATAATTATTTAGTTGTTTTTCATGTTCTTCATTTCCTTCTACTTCAATATTAAAATACGGAGGTTTAGAAAACATAAATCTAGCTTCTTCATCTATCAACTTTTTTATATAATTTGTTTTCTTTTCTGTCGCAACATAGTCTATTGCTGTTTTTATCCAGTCAATCTCTTCTCCTTCATATTGTTTATAGTAATTTATTATTTCGTTCATTTCCTCTAATCTATCTTTAGGAAATAAACCTTCTAATTCCATTTTTATAATATTATTTACATCTATCGATCCAATTGTTATCACCACCTTTGCATTGTAAATTAATTATATTTATTTTACATTTTGTAAAACAAATATAAGAAATAACTTTATTTTTACAATATATCAAGTTATTTAAAGTGTAAAAATAAATTCTATTCTATTTTTACAACCTCAATCATATTTAATTTTCAATGTTTATTAATTTTATCTTCTTAATGTCCTCTTTGGTTTCTTATTTCTAATGACTGTACTACAATAATATCTAATTTGATCCATGCTATGATCATGTTCTTTCTTAACTTCATCTTCACCCTTTTTACAAGCTTCAATATCCCATACATATGAACCAAACTCTTTAAAAGTTTCTTCACAACTTTCATCAAATAGTATTTTGAATTGATTAAGTAAGCTAGCTACTAACCTTATACCATCGATAACAGCATTCTTAGCTTTTATAACTTTAAATCCTTCTTTTCTTAACTGAGCTATAAAAGAAGCTGCTGAAGGGTCTACTATTACATATTTTATATTGTAGCCTTTAGTAAATTCTTTTAAATCTATTGCATATTCTAAGTCTGTCTTTTGAATTCCTGTATCTCTCCCACTATAATAATATTCTTTCATCATTATGTGTAAATTGTCATTAACTTTACCCCAAAGACCAAATACTGTAGCATTCTGAGTACCATAGTCACAAGATATATAGTATTCCTTATATTGATAATCAGAAGCTTTTACAATATGTTTCTCTTTATCAAACATAGAATATATAACTCCGTCTGCAATCTTCCATAATCCTTTTATATACCTGTCATAGAAAACACCAGAGTACATACTTCTATATCTTTTTTTAATCTGTTCAGATAAAGATAAATTATCATCCATTGTAAAGTGTAGATATAGTATATTCTTTTCATCTCTTTTTTCTATCCAATTTATATTAAACCAGTGATACGGTCCATCTGGGTTACAGTTAAACCAGAACTTAGAACCCTCAACAGAGCAACGTCCTGTAGCTTGATTAACAAATGATTCTGGCATAAGAACAACTTCATCAAAGAATATACCAGCTAATGTTATACCTTGAATTAAATCCTGTGAGCGTTCATCTTTTCCTCCAAAAATATAAAAATAGTTAGTAACTTCACCTTTACTAACTATTACAAGATTATCTGCTCTTTTATCTTCAACTTTATATTTTCTAGCTTTAAGCATGAGCTTTAACCAGAATAAAACATTACGTCTAAATGAACCTATCGTCTTACCACACATACCAAAATTTTGACCATTAAAGCTACTCATAGCCCATATAGCAAATGATAGTGACATAGAGATAGTTTTACCACTTCTAATAGCTCCATCTGCTATAATTCCGTCTTTATCACTTACAGGACTATTTGAAAGCCACCAAGTTAAAACTTTCTTTTGTTTCTTTGAAAATGGACTAAATTTAATTGTGGCTTTTTTTACTCTTCCTAATCCTCTATTGGTTTTCATTTTAGCTACTTTTTCTTTAAGATTACTTATTCTATCTTTAATCATCCCAAGCATCACCTACTTGAGCCTCTAAAGCACCGATGAATCCATCATCTTCAACTTCATCATCTTGTAAACCTTGTTTCATTATTTCAAGCTCCATCTTCATTACGTCAAGTTCAAGTTTAGATTTTTCATTTTCTAATCTTAACCTTGTATTAGTTGGTAATAAGTCCATTCTATCTGATAGCCACTGTAATGCTTTCATTTTATCTTGAAGCTTAAGTTTAATACCATCTTTTCCTTGCGATACTTCGCTTATTAATGCTCCATCTACTTCAAAGCTATTTTTTAAATTTACATAACTTCTGGTGTAGGGGCCAAATTCTCCATCTACTTCTTCATTTCCAAAGTCTATGTAATCTGTTATATCTGAAAAAGCTATATCTATATATCTTTGAAATATATCATCTTCATCTAAAAAAACTCTATTGAATTTATCTTGTTTTAACTTTTCTATTTCCAATTTTATCTTAGGGTTTCTTAGGGTTCTAAAGCCTTCCACCATAGAGGTTTCATAACTGCATCCATATGCCTTTTGATATGCCTTCGTAGCATTAAAACACTTAATATAATAAATGCAGAAAAGCCTCTGTTTATCAGTAAGTTCAGTGTTTCCTAACACCTCTTTTACCTCTTCCATAACAGGTTCTTTTTTTGTATTTTTATTAATCCTTTTTGAAGCTTGTGCTTTCGGAGTACTCCGTATTTCTTTTTGGAGTACTCCATTAAATTTTTCATTCCATTTATCTTTAGCTTTCCATCCAGATATAGTTTTTTCTGATATATCTAAAATCTTAGCAATTTCTCTATTAGTTATATTTCCATCATTTTCTTTATATATCTCAAATGCCTTATCTCTATTAGGACTTCTTGCACGAGCCACATCACCACCTCACTTATTCGTCATTCTATAAAATAATATTATGTTTTAAATTTGTTTTTTATCTAAAAATATCAATATTATCATTGATAAACTGATATAGTCCCTTACTAATTTCATCAACTAGTATTTCTTCATCTTCTATCTCTAAGTTTCTTTCTCTAATAATTCCATGTAATATTTCATGGATAAATGTTTCTTCTTGCCTTTGCTTAGCTATTTTATTGCTTATTTTAATAACTAAATCATCATATTCGATAATCCCTTTACACTCTTGATGATCCAATATTATAGGTTCATTAGTTATTTTAACGTTATATGACATAGATCCTATTTTAATATCATTTTTTATATTCATAATACTCCCTCCATAAAAAATATTTTAATTTACTATTTTTTAGTTGACCTAAACCTTGTTATAATCAAGTTAATCCTTTAATGATTTTCTTCTAATTTCAAATTTTTTTATCCTGAAAGAGATAATGCTATTTTATAGTGTTATCTCTTTTTATTTTTACTATTTAAATCTAAACCTAAACTTTGTTATAATTTAATTAGCCTCTATAAGAGGTTGTTTGTTTCTTCTTTTATTAAACTTTTACAATTAGTAAAAAGAGATGGTGCTGTTTTAGTATCATCTCTTTTTCTTTTCTAATTATTTAATTTAATTTTATTTTTATATAAAAATTATTTTTTATTATTTAAAACTAAACATAAACTTTGTTAAACTAAATTTAACCTCTTGTAGGTGTCACATTATGTTTCTTAATTTCTTATAGAAAAGGGATGGTACTATATTAGTATCATCTCTTTTTCTTTGCATCTATTTATTTAATTTATATTCTGTCTTACACTCTATACATTTACAATTATCATTCAAAGGATTTAGAGGTACATATTTCTTTCTAGATTTACACTTAGGGCATCTTTGTTCCATTAAACTATCTCCCAGTCTTCTTCTAGCATATCCGCTTGAGAAGGATGCCACGGTATTCTATAATCATTATCAATGGTAATGTAAACATATGGAGCTGTCATTTTCGATAAGTTAGTAGGGTTTTGTAATTCTAAATACATGCCTTCTTTATGCCATGATTTTTTCGTCACTTTATTACCTTTTTTTAATTCTTCTAGTGCTGATCCAAAGTTCATAATATAAATCTCCCTTTAACAAAATAAAAAAGACCAGAAATTAATCTAGTCTTTTGCGAGAACGTAATAAATAGTTTATACTCCATACCGCTACAGAGTTGCTCTTGAGAGCCGTAAAGTTTTTTATTGGAGAGGATAACAAGTTTTGAACTTGTAACTAATACATTCAAAGTATCTGTTTTGCCACTTAAACTATATCCTCACGTTGCCAGGTAGGTAAAAACCTGGCAAGTTAAACTTAAAACTGTTTTATGAGTAACTTTTCATAGAAAATCTAACACCTTATTAAATTTTCCATGATAGTATTGTACCATTGTTTAGGTCATAAAAATAACATCATTAATAAAAACAATTTGACCTAATTTCTCTATATTAATATATTACCATGTATATATACAGTGTGCTTCTTTACTTATTCCTAGACTTTTCCCTCACTTTTCTGTGTTTTTAGAAATCTATCAACCCTTCCATTGCTGTATTTTTTAAATTATAAAAAGGGTACATAATAGACATTGATTTATAGATCATATTATCTCTTATAGAGTAGTATGTATCTTTTCCTACATTCATTTTATCAGAATAAACCTTCCAATCTTTTATTTTTAATTTATATCTAATATTAAACATTTCTTGTTCTTCCCTATTGAAATTATCTATTGCCCTTTCAATCCTTTTTATGTCTCTTTCTTTTTTAACCTTGTGTTTTTCTAAAACTTCTATCTGCTTTTGCTTTTGTAATAGTTCTTTTTCTATTAATGAACTCGTATCAGTACTCGTTTGAACTTTTTCTGAATACTCTATAGATCCACATCCCATATAATCCTGTTTTAAAAACTCTATCTCTTCTTCAAAGTATACAACTTCCTTTTTTAAATCTTCATAGTTATAAAACATACCTTCAACTTTTGAAAATAGATCTTCCTTGTCAAATTCTTTTTCTATAATATTCATATATTCACCTACTTACTGTATATCTTCTATAGTAACCTCTACCCTAGGTTTCTCACTATAATACTTTTTAAAATCGCCTTCAACTATAGCTGCATCATCTTTATATGCTATTGTATTTAAAGCATCAGCTACAAGCTTATATACGTTATCTATATCCGGTTTCTTACTAGGTCTTAATATATTATCTATCTTTTGTTGTTTAACCTTCTTAGAATCGCTTTCAGCAATGCTATAATATGCAGTTACAGTTAGCCTTACATACCCCTCAAAATAGTGTTTAACTTGACATCTGTATAATAACTTTATGTAGTTTTCATACATTTTTGTCTTTTCTGGAGTATAAGCTTTTTTAGTTTTAGTGTTAACCCTAGGCCTTGCTTTTCCAACTGGTTCTCCATCTATTGTAAAATTAACTTTCATATCAATCTCCTAAAACATTTCATTTTCAACAATTGAATATCGTTCTTCTAACTCGCTTAATTTAATATACTTATCACCTGAATTTTTAATCATTTCCTCAAACTCTTTGATATTCATATCATCTTTGTATTCTTCAAAAGCTCTAAGTGCTTCTAAATGCTTTTCTCCTGCATCTACTAATTCTTCTGAAAGTTCTATATACTTATCTATATCTTTCATATATACACCTCATTTTATCATTTAGTTATCATTATCAATATATCAAGACAGATATACTGATAATGATATGTATTCCATGCTTGTTATCTAAAATCATTTACATAGTAATTTACTAAACCTTCTAAACTTTTTATTATTCGCTCTTTTTATTTTTCTTGTGAATCTATTCCTATTGCAATAATATTTACGAGCGAATTTATCTTCAAACGTTAATAGTTTATTTTCATTTCTTTTCAAGAGATCACCTCATAAAAGAATTATTTTATTTATAAATTATCATAGCCGAATAATAATCTGTGCTATAAGCTGGACTATTTCCACTTCCAGTATATTTAATATCTATTATTTCATCATTTTTGTACTTTTCTAATTTATTATTAATTCTTCTTTCCAACCCGTATTTTGATTCATCTTCTATTATCTCAACTCTCACTTTATTTCTCCTTTTATAAATAAAAATTATGTTTTATTACTTAAAAGAATTATTCTATTGAAACTTTATATACTTCTAAAGCCACACTCTTTTTTTCTAAATATAATTTATAATTAAAATAATGATTATTTTTGCTTTGACATATAACCTCGTTCCCTAATATTTTTACTATTTCATAAAGCATTATAGGTTTTACACCTTTAGTGTGTTTTATATAATAATCACTCCACCTAACTAGTATCATATCGCCTTTTGTAAGTTGCTTGAATTGTTCTATGTTATCTAATAATTCAATCCCCATAAAACCCTCCTTAAATAAAAGTTATCTTTTCCACATCTTCTCAAACTTTCTACGCTTTCTAATCGAAGTTTTAAATATCCATACAGTAAAAACTATCGCCAATGTACCACCAATAACATATAAGGCTATATATACTCCTGCAAAAGTTTTAACATATGGTAGTAATTCTTTTAATATCTCTGTCATGCTCTCCCTCCCTATATTCTCACTAATTGATTTTGTATTTCCCCTATAATACACTCAATTGAAAATTTTTCTTTTTTTAACTTGTTTTTTACTGATTCATTTTCTATGTATGCAATAGTTAATTCCCAACTCAATTTTATACTTGAAAGCAAATTAATAGCTTTCTCTAAATCTTCTATATCTATAGGTTTTTCATTAAAGAAATCAATAGCTGTATTTAATGCTTGTACTTCTTTTTCATGGTTTCTTGTTTTTAAATGACCAGTCATATATTCAATTTGATATTTAATTTCATTTAAATTATGTATATCTACATCTATATCCCTGTATTTACCGCTTCTTTTATCATTAATCATATTAGTATATACATTTTTACAATTACTACATTTTGTAAAAAACTTACCATCTGTCATATTAAATGTTAAAGTCTTTTTACAAGATGGACATATCCCTAAGACTTCTTCACTTTTATTTTTCATAACATCCTCCTATTTCAGCAACTCTAGATTTTCATATATAGTTCCTATTACTTCCGATTCATCAAACCAACAATCTTCTAACAAATACAAATCACCCTTTGAATTATTCACTTTTTGTATTTTAAATGTTGATTTACTAAAAACAACTTTATACTTTCCAGACTCTCCATAATCCAAAATATCACCCTCATATATCTCTTTACCGTTCTTATCTTTCAATCCAGTATATTGCATTAATTTATAATCATCTTCAGTAATTATCCCATCTACCATAACGCTAGAAAAATATATATCTTTACGAAAGTCAAGAGCGTATATATCTTTGTTTTCTATCATTGTTTTTTCTTCATTATCCCAAATTCTAAATTTAATATCTCTCATAATCTCACTCCTTCTAATGTTTTAAAGAATTTCCATTAATACATCTTCTATTTCTTCAACCATTTCAGATTTTTCAATTTCTTCATATTCCATAAATTCTTCTAAGTTAAATACATTATTTAGTCTTTGAAGTATCAGCTTTGATATATTTCTATGATCATAACCTTTAACTTCTATATCATCTATAGCTTGTTTAGCTCCTTTTGCTTCTCCTGTTAAATAAGTTATAATCCTGCTTCCTGTAATTATCGCTTTATCACCTTTTTTAACCTGTATTCTTCTATCTCCAAAAGTTTCTATTTCAAAATTTTCACTAAACTCTATTTCTTGTCCTATTTTACATACTTTATTTTTCATGATCCCACTCCTAATTTTTTAATGATTATTTTTTAGTCCCCACGAACTAATAACCTTATCTATACTTTTTGGATATTTTACTTTTCCATTGATTTCTAATCCACATATACACTGTGCTAAAGCCATATAGTTAGGATATGTTTTATAATCACTTGGTTTAAAGAATGTTTCTTTTACACTTGGTATACTAGCTTCTTTTTTAACTTTATTTAAATCTTCAGCTTTACTCATTCTTTTCACTTCCAACCTTGTATTCAATTTTATATCTTTTTCTAAATAATCTTTTATCAGCTATAGCTTTATTAATATTGGGTCTACTAGCATTTAAATAGTCACAAGCCTTATTAACACTTTCAAACTCTATGATTTCATCTTTTAACATATCTGTAACTATTACAGGCTTCCTTTCAGCTGATTTTATAGTTTCTAAAGCTTGTATTCTATATCTCTTTCTAAGTAATCTATTATGCTTTATATAAGTTGTTATATCCGCTCTTCTCATGTTTAAAAATTTACAACAATCATCTATCTTGTCAAATTCAATTTCTTTGTTTTCAACTTCATCAATAACTTTTACTTTGTAATTATGATTTTGTCTACGTTTGACTTTTTTATAATTTCCACCTTCAGTGTCTCTATAGTCATCAAGTGTTATATACTTAATAGCTTGTCCTATAGTTAGTCTTGAATCTAATATACAAGCTAATAAAGCCATATAGTTTTCTGTAAAATCAAAATCATATGTATTAGAATATCTCACTCTACTCACTCCTATTTAAATTTTCCCTTTTGGTTTTCTAGTAACATCTTTTCTAGCTCATCACCATCATACTTACTGAAAGATTGATTTATATTATGATATCTAGTTGGCAATTTAGTTATATTATTATTATTTTTGGATATACTATTTTTACATTGATTTTTATTCTTCTGTTGAAGTTTATGGGCTTCTAATTTCTCTAAGCTGGTTATGTTATTATCTAACCAGTTTTTAATTATGCCTTTTAAATATCCCCAGTTTAAATTTCCTCTTTCAGTACATATTTCTATTGCTGCTTTAAATAACTCGACTTCTAAAGTATCTGACCACTCTATAAGTTGAGTTGCTATTAATCCATTAATAACTCCTATATTGGATTGATATAGTTTACTAAACTCTTTTACTTTTTCATCCTGTCCCTTATATACATACTTATTATTAAATGTATTATTAATATATGTATTATTATCTTTCGTATTTTCCGAATACCCCTCTTCGGTTTTTCGAGTACCCCATTCGGAATCTCGAATACCCCTATTCGATTTATCGAATACCTTTATAATCCTTTTTTCTATTGTTTTTGTACCTTGTTTATAAATATAAGTTATTTTTATAAACCCTTTTTTCTCCAATGTTTTTATAATTTCTGAACATCTAGATTTAGATAGTTTAAAGAAACTAGAAAAATGTTCATTACTAGCAAAACAACCTTTATCATTATCTAAACTATCTATTTCAACTAAAAATACTTTTTCCATCAAGGTAAGATTATCGTTTAACCAAATTTCTTTTGGTATCCAAATACCTTTAAATGCTCTTTCCAATTTCTCACCTTCTTTACTTAAATGCTAGAGGTAAGAGTAGATGCTAACCCCTACCTCTTTTAAATTATTTCATATTTTCATATCCATTGCATACAATGTCATATTCTGATTTATTAAGTTCAGTTACATCTTTCTTTAGTTGCTTTTTAACTTGATCTTTAACTGTTTCTTTAGATATTCCTTTTTTATATGCTATTGCGTATAATCTAGATATCTGTTTTTCATTTATCTTATTTTCACTTTTTGAATAGCTCTTACTAGCTCCTTGAAGCTCTTTTTCATCTGCATCATCTTCATCAGTAGGTAACCCTAAGAATTTTAATAAAAAGTATCTCTCATTATATGTCATGGCCGTTCCTACAGCTTTTGAAATATCATCTGCCTGTTGTCCTATGCAAACCCATGGAATAGTTATTTTGTCTTCTGGATTTTCTGCATTTACCCATGTATAGTTCATTTTCATAGTTACTAAAAAATCCAATTTATCTTCATTCTTTTTATTTTTGTACTCATGTTTTTCCCAGTGTAATGTGTCATAATCCACCTCTGGTATAAGTAAAACTCCTAGCTCGTCCATTTTATCCTTTATAGCTCTTAATATTTGACTTCCACTAACATATTCATATCCAAAGCTTTTTTTATCTTTTGAAAATCCTTCTATAGATTTTTTTATTTCAACTATTTTTAGATGTAAATTCATACTGCTCATTAACTCACCTACTTAATCATTAATGTAGTTCCTGGCTCTGTCATATATACTCCTTCTATTTCTACTCCATCTTTTAAATCAGACTTTAGCAATTCCTTATCAACTTTGTAAGTCTGAACTACTTCTATATACTTACTTGGTATTTTGCTTTCATCTTCAATTTTTAAAGTAGATGCTCCTTTTCTTACGGTCATATTTCCTATAGGTGTTTCTATCTTTTTTTCACCTAAATTATTTAAGCAGTTTAATGCATATGTTCTTATATTTTTCTGTCTATTTTCTAAAGCTTTTTGCTTAGTTTTTAATCTTCCTATTTCATTTTTTACAGCTTGGATATTTTCTTTGAATATTCTATCTAATTTAACAATCCCAGAACCTTTTCTTTCTATTTCAGCTTCAACTATTGATATAATTTCTTCCTTATCTGGTGAATATTCTTCATCTATTTCTCTTAATTTATCTAAATCTGCTGTTAAATTATATAAATTCATTGATATTACCTCCGTTTTCACATATACTTTAATTACTAATTTTTAATTTTATGTATTTATTTTATTGAGCCTCTGCAAAGGCTCTTTTTTTATGCCAATCCATAAGTTGATGCATTATTCACTTCAAATATTTTAAGATCCTCTAAATTTCTCTCAACTATTTCTACTCGATTTTTTATAACTGTTAATGTATCTTTATATGCATCTAACTTGCTTTCTAACTTTAATAACTCTATTTCTTTTAATAAGTTATCTTCGTTATTTTTTACTAATAATTCACAAATTTTTAGTTCAATATTGCTTATTTTTAACTCTATAATTGACTGCAAATATCTTAAGTCTTCCATCTATCCAACCACCTTTACTTGACTTCCCTCTTGCTTATCAATAAAATCCATAAGTTGTTTAAACATATCTGCATTTCTTTTTCTTTCTTCCTGTAAAAATTTACTTATAGTTTCATTCTCTGTATCTAATCTATTGATTTCTGTATTTTTTTCCTCTAGTAACCATTCTAAAAGGTCTATAGTCCCCTTATCTTCTTTCATTAATCCTTTTATAAACTCTTTATCTTTTAGTAAATTCTCAGCTTTATTTTCAAGAAGTTTTATATCTGCTTTTAAATATTCAATTTCTCTTTTGTACCTCTTTCTCGATACTGGTATTAAGTTCTTTATAAATTTAAACACCCTTATTTCCTCCTAAATATGTATTTTCTTGTTTTGTCTGTAGCTAGCAGTATTACTATGTAAATTAAGCTATATAATACTGCCATGCTCCATATCAGTTTGAATACTGTTAACATGTTCAGCTCCTATGCTTGTCCTATTTTTTGCTACAGAAGTTGTTTAAAAAACTTCTGCCTCTTTTTTTGCTTTTTTTGCCTCTCTATCAGCTAAAAATTGTTCCATTTTTTCTGGACTTAAACTTTGCCATGCCTTCACCATAATTGTGCCTAAATTTTCTAAGGCTTTCATATTTTCTTCCTCTGTTAAGTTTGGTGGAACTATCGTTATCCCATTTCCTAAATCTGTTTGTTTTTTGGAGCTATCATACTTTTTTATAATTTTCATTCTAATCCCCCTCCCTTTTATATAATGATATGAGCCTTATACTTTGTCCTATTCTATTAAACTTTGGATATCCCACTAAATATAAATCCTATTGTTATTTTTATAATTGCCTCCTACTATTTTGTAGCTTTTTGCACCTAAACCTTTGTATAATATTCGTTGGAATACGTTTCCGAATATATTAGAAAGGTGGTGAGTTTATGAAAAATATTTCATCTAAGGAACTTAATTTAATAGCATTATCTAAAATAATTGAAAATGATCCTTATTTAGATGGTGTTGTTTTTCTTACTAGTTCCGGTTATATCGTCGGAGAAGTTTTCGATCCTGAAAAAGAATATAAAACTTTTACTCTAGCTAGTATACTGACTAACGTTAAAACAGGTTTACTTGCAAATAAAAATTTAGAGTTAAATTTAATTGGTGATGGAAGCATCATTTTTTTAAAAAATGTTATAGTTAAATATTCAAACGATGCTACATTAACATTTAATGAACTTGCAGTACATTGTGATGATGTTATAGCTTTTTCGCCAATAAACATACAAGATTATCTAAATCAAATTGACAATTAATATTTGATTTTATATCAATAAACTGCTCTTGAACTTGCTCTTCTTGAGCAGTTTTTCCTTTAAACTCTAAATACTCTTCCACATTGTTAAATTCTATTGTTATTTTCATACTTTGACCTCCTGTCCTCGGCTCTATTTTATTGTGCAAATACCACTTGGTTATTTAACATACTTATTTGTTCATTTAATGCTATTGTTGATTTGTAATTTTCTACTATATCAATAACCTCATTTAAGTATCTTCTCTTTATAGCCTTATAACTGTTAACATCAAATTCTCTTTTTAATTGTCTATGTATATCACTGTATACTTTTGCTCTTAATGATTTATTGTTATATGCTTTACTACCTTTACCACCAAGAACTCTTGTACCTATTCTTTTTACAGTTCTAGAAACTTCTTCACACTCTGATGTAAAAAGTGGTAAATCCTCTTTAAATTCAGTTAAATCTTCTTTTACTTCCATTACTTCTTTTTGCACTGCTTGTATTTTTTTATCGTGCATTAGTAATGCTTTCATTTCTGTGCTTAATTCTCCAAAATCATTTTCTCTAATCCTAAAATATTTATTAACTAACTCTCTTTGAACTTTCCATGCTAAATCATCTGTCAAACTTTTTACTAGCATTAGATATCCACTTTCAGTTATTAGAATTATTTCTTTTGCGTTACTAAGTACGAAATTCGTACTCTGTTTTAATTCTTTCAATTCATTGCCTTTGACAAGAAAATAATCTATATTTTCTATAAAATGCTTTTTATTTTCACTGAAATTTCTTTTAGCAGTTCCTTCTGTTCTTTCATGAACTCTATCAATATCTTTGAATGTTATTACTCTCTGCCCCTTAAATTCTTTAATCTGCAAATCATTGTTATTAATTCTAATTATTTCGTTCATATTTTCCTCCTTAATTTTTCTTATTTGCTAATTGATTACTTAGAGCCATACCTTCTGATAAAACTGAAATATAATATTTTTGTTCTTCATTAAGTCCTTGAAATAATAATGCCATTTCTACTAATTCTCTATTACTTTCACTTAGCTTAGGTTTTATTTTTTCGGCTAACTCTTTTTTCATTTTTTCACCTCGTTTTCGTTTTGATAAGTTAATTATAAATCCATTTTTTACCTCAGTCAATATATTTTTTTAAAAAGTAAATATTTTTTTAAAATTTATAGTTATTTTATTGACTTAGGTAATAAAAAACTTATAATAATAATAGAGGTGATGTGATGTAATGAAAAAAGATAAAGAAAAAAGTAGACTTCAAATATTAAGAGAATGTCTAGGTTTTAATCAAACAAAATTCGCAGAAATATTAAAAGTATCAAATGCTACAGTATCTAGAATAGAAAAAAATGAAAGACCTCTTACAGAAAGATTAGCTAATCAAATTAGTAAAGAATTTGGAGTTAATGAAGACTGGCTTTTAAATGGTGAGGGTGAAATGTTTAGATTTACATCTGAAGACGAAAAAATTACCGAAATTATGAGTTCTATCATTACTAATAATGATGAATTTATGAAAAAAGTTATACTTACTTTTTCTCAATTAGACAACTCACAGAGGGAATTTTTAAAAAATTTAATGAAGCAGCTAACTTAAAAAACCACCTAATCAAGGTGGTTTTCTTTTTCTGATAGTTCTAGTATTGTATCTATTTGTTTCAGTATTATTATATTATTATTTCTAATTAACCTTTTAGAAATTCTTTCTTTTATTTTTGACACAATATTATATTCTATTTTTTCTCTTTCTTCATCATTTTTTAAAATAGTCATGAACAGACCCCCTTAAAAATCAAAATTATTTTTAATCCTCTATATAGTGTTTCTTTATATTCATTAGTTTCAATTTCCCAAAATTCCCTCTTAATTAAATTACTTAAGCACAGTTATAGCTCTTGGTTCTCCATGCTCTCTTTTTATGTATCCTAATTTTTCTAATTTAGTTAGGTGATAGTGTACAGTTGCTTTAGACTTTAAACCTACACTATTACACAGCTCTTTTACTGTTGGAGGATATCCTCTATCTTCCAAACTATTTTTAATTTCTTTTAATATTTTTTCTTGGCTATTATTTAAAGTAACCATTTATTTCATCTCCCAATTACTAAAAAATATTCTTAAATAAACCGAACATATATTCCGAACATATATTCGGTTAGTTTATAAAAAAATATTACCATACTTTATTTTATATTTTCAACCTCATAATAAATATTTTTATCAAACCTTGATAATTTGAATTAAAAAAGATGTAGCTTAGGCTACATCTTTTTTAATTCAAATTATCAGTAAAACTCTTCAGGATTATCAAATACTTCATTTATATTATTTAAATTTATTTCTGAACTTTCATTTTTTTTTGTATTCAATATTTCTGATTTTTCATCTTCCTCAAATACATTAATTAAAATGAAATACATGAGTGTAATTATTCTTATAAAAGAAAGTGTAAAATATACTATTAATACTCCCAAAATAATAGAAATACAAATTAACACATTTATATTTATTTTATTGATTTTAAATAAACTTATTAGTATAGAAATTATAACTATTAATACACCTGAAATAGTCGGAAGTATAAAATAATTTATAATTTTTTTATGAACTTTAAATTCTTTAATCCTTTTCACTATATCTTTTCCACTTATGGTTAATAAAAATCCAAGCATAGACATTAAAATTCCTATGAATATAGATGTTACAGTTATTATGTTACTTATAAATACATTATAGTTTTCTATTTCTAAAATATTTAGTTTATTATATGTAAAATATAATAAAGATGCTATACAAACTACAGAAATTAACTTATTTTCTAAAAAGTAAATTATTCCTTTTTTCATAGTCTCACCTCAATCTTTATATATTATTAATTATAAAATATAAAACTATATGTATCTATAATTTTTGTCATACGATTCAATTGTTTTTTCTATTAAATCATTACTTTTTATGCGTTTTTCAGAATTATATTTTATACTAAATTTATCATTCAATTTATCTCCTAGTAAATCTATATGTTCTATATTACCTGAAGTATTTCCTTCTATTTTTGAAATGCCCAATTTTAAAATACCTATATTTTTACACTCAGTTCTAGCTAATTCTAAAATTTCCATACCTATCTCTTTAGTCAAATTACCTTTTTTATCATTACCCATCGTTCCTTTCATAGACATATTTCTACTTTTCATCTTTCTAAAAGACGTTATAACTTCAAATATCGTCCTTGCCTTTTCCGATATTTCTTTTTCAATATGTTTCTCTATGAAATCTATATTCTTTAAGGATATTTCTACACTTCTAAAATTTATATTAGAAGTAAAGTCAATTTTACTACTTCTAGATATAGTACAAAATTCTAAATCTTTCTTATTACAAATACGCCTAAAAAAATCTAAAATTTCTCCAATTAAAACAGCTTCTTTATTTCGTGGTATTATAATTATATTATTTTTAGTATCTATTATACATGGTGTTGCCGATGCTAAAAACTTCTTATTATTTTCGCTAGATAATAAAATTTCTTCTATATCATCTTCATTGTAATCTCCATTTTCATTAGCGATTCCAAACACTTCTGAATCTTTAATTTTAATAAATTTTAATTCCCAAAGGTTTTCATTATCTTTAATATTCCCATATTCGTTTATCTTATCTAAACTAATTTTATTTATATTCTGCAATCTTACCTTTTCTTCTTCTATTGTCATAATTCTTTTTTGAATTCTTTCTTTCTCTAATCTTAGTAAAACTGCTTCAATATTCATAGGTATAGAATATACTGATTGTTCATCATCTCTTAATTCACATATTTTAAAAAAATCAACTTTAAATGTTCTTTTCTTATCTTTTTTATTCATAAAAACACCTCAAAAATATATTTACTAAAAGATATTATACTAAGGTTTAGGTCATGTTTTCAAAAATTGACATTTATATGCTTTTCTACATAAAAAAAGACTAGAGTTTTCTAGTCTTTTTTATTACTTATTTTAAATTTTATTCTATTACAAATGCATCTTTTTATATTTTTTTTATTTTCAAATAAAAAATTAAATCTACTAAATTATTTCCTGATATTTTTGTAAATTTATTTCCTAAGTCTATAAAATCTAATTTTGAATCTTTATCTATACTAAATGATGCTATTGCAAATTTTCTATTTTCAGTTAATTTTTGCTCTTTATTATTTGTTTCTAGCATATTCCAAGAAAATCCATTATTACTTTTATTATATTCTTGAAGATTAATATTTGGAGTTGTTGCCGATACCGATGATTTACTATCTTTATTACTAACATCAATTATAATTTCATCTTTATTATTTTTATTTATAGCTAATTTAAAATTAGAGTTATTATTAACATCACTTATACATGTTTCCAATATTGATTCACTTTTTTTAAACTTTCCATTTTCATATTCTTCTAAAATAATATCTATTCCATAATCTCCTTTTTTAAAATTATTTATTTCATATATAGCTAAATTATTACCTGTTGCTCTTAATTTTATTTCTTCATTTTGATTTAAATTAACTCTGTTTATAACAATACCTTTCATATTTTTATATCCTATAAATATAGTGATAGTCATAAGTAACACAATAGTAAGTATAATATGTATATTTTCAATTTTTTTCATACTAGTTACCTCTCTTGTTTTTAGTTATTTTATAACTTTCTATTTTGTTCATCCAGTTTCTTAATTTTAATTAATTTTTTATTTTAATTTATATAATTAACATACAATTTTATATTCTATATCCATCAACTTATCATAAATAAAACAATCGCTGGTATCATTATCAAAGATGAAATTAATTCGTCTCCTATATAATATAAAGTGTATCTATCTTTATCTAATTTTTTAATTTTTATCAATCCATATGTAAATTCACCTACTGATACTATGATTAGTAATATTATAGATGCATAAATACTATATTTTGTAGTAATTAATATAAATACTACTATGATTAAAAATATTATAACATATATATTATTATTTACTATTCCTTCCCTAATTTTTTGGTATTCAGATTTTGTTATGTTATATTCTCTTTCCATAAATTTAGAAAATGCATATTTTAAAATCCAAACTATCGCTAGTATTATTAAGAAAATATATATCATAATCTTCACCCCTGATTTATAAAAGTGTGTTTTCTATATTTTACCATGATTGATATATTTTCTGTAAATTCTCAAAATTCTTTAACTTTTTTGTAACACTTTGCATAAAAAAGAATATATATTCTAGCCTTTTTATTTATTGTTCTATTTTATGTATAAATCATATGATTGAATCTCTTTATAATTTTCATTTAATATAACTACTTTGCCTTCCACATTAATTAAGTCATCTAAGTTATATATATTCATAAATTGTATCATACTCTTTACGGTTTCACCTGGATTTATATCTAAGCTTATAATTGCATCTTCCTTAGTTCCATTTACAACTGTATCTTTAGTTTGAACAACTATTTTTTTGTCAGTCTTATTTGTTATACTTATCATATATCCAGCTCCAAATGGATCTAATCGCTTTTCAGTTATAACCCCTTTTATATTATTATCATCTATAAATATTATATTTTCTTTTTTACTATCTTCGTATTCTTCATATTCTTCATTAAATTGAATTTTCTCTATATCTTTAGAACTTTCAATCTTGGCATTTTTATTTTTTTGTAAAAAGTATGCTCCTATTAAAATAACTGAAATCACTACTAATATTAATGTATATTTTTTCAATTTCATATTAATCCCCTTATAAAAAAATTTAACCAACGAATATTATACCAATATTTAAGTCTTGTTTTCAAAATTCAATTATAATATTTTTGCAATAAAAAAAGGCTAGTTTTCTAGCCTCTTTTTATTCCATATCTTTATTAAATTCAGCTTCTATCACTAAACTATCACTAGTGTCAAAAGCATCATTTAATATATTTAATATTATACTAATTAAAATACTACTCTTAGATATAAAAATACCAAACATTAATCCAGATAAATAAATAAGTATGTATTTAATTAACATAACATTAAAATCTAACTTCGCATAGATTATAGCAAGTAAGAAAATAACACTGATACCTGATATAATAGCTATCTTTATTGTGGAAACTAAATATTTTGATTTGCCATATTTATTTATGAGTTTTAATATCCTTTTATCACACATTGAAATCAATACTGTAGCTACAGTTATAATAGCCCCTACACATATTGATAAAACCGTTATAGATATAGAAAGCAGATCTTGAAAATTTAAGTTAGTTGTTTCAAATTTTATATACTTTATAACCTCGTTTCTAAACCCAAGATTACTAATAGCAATATATAAAACTACTATAAATAGAAAATATTTTAAATTGTAAAATAAAAATTTTTTAATTTTCATAATCCACCTCCTATAAAAAATATTTCTACTCATTTATAAACTGATTGCATTTATCAAATGTTTCATCTATTGCTGAGTCAAAAGCTGCATCCATTGAGTCAAAAATCTTTTTGAACGTCTTTGGATCATTTTTCGTTATCGAAATTTGACAATCATCACTTACCTTATTGTTAAGTAAATCAATTAATCTTATTGTATCATGGTCTACCATCTTTACCTTCAAACTTTTTGTACATTTTCTATTATTCTTTAAACTTCTTACAATATCCTTTAATTTTTTCTTTTGTAGAAAAGATTTTGCTCTTCCTACACTTAGTTCTATTTTCCCACTAAGAGCCTCAACATCGCTAGATATTTTGCTCAAACATCCTAACACCTCATCATCCTCTTGTTCAGATAGTTTAATTAATTCACTTATATCTGTATACCCTATTATTACACTTTTATAGTTTATAAGATCATCATCAGATATTTCACAATACTTTTCTTCATATGTTATTGCCTTCAATTCAAATTGATCTTTCGTATACACCATTAAAAATTTATTTATGCCAGCACAAGATACACTTCCTCTATTATTTTGTAGACTTAATATTTTACTATTTTCATCATAAATAACACAACACTCCTGCCCAACAAATTCATCCTCATCTAATGGTTCCGCAGCTTCTTTAGTATCATCTAACTTTGTTTTAAATGGAGCATCTATTTGGTTCCTTAAAAAAGCTAAATACCATCTTTTACTTTTTTCATTATATTTTATAGATTTTAATTGTATATTGCCCTCTCCATCTTTAATAATTCTTTTATTTGCTTCAATTTTTTCTAACCTTTTTAATATAGTTGTTAAATTTTAAATTTTTTCTTTCCCAAATAATGTTCCAATCGTATAAAAATAATATACCTTGAATTTCTTTTTTGCCATTTTAATTCTCCTTTTTAAAATTATTTTTCCATCGAACATTATACTAAAGTTTAACTCTTGTTTTCAAAAATTACTATTAATAGACTTTTTTCTTTTTTTTATAAAATCAATATACGCTTTCACATTTATATTCTGATATTTAATAAAAAAATAACTACTAATAATATTGATGATATTATCTCTTCTCCAATATAGTACAAAGTATATCTATCTTCATTTAATTTTTCAATTTCCGTTAAACCATACACAAACTCCCATATCAATACCACAATAACTATTATTAAAAAGCACATTTTATACTTAAAGTTAATTACTAAATATAATAATACAGCTAAAATTATAACAAGATATATAGGCTTTTTAATTGTTTTAGATTTAATCTCTTTAAATTCAGAATTTGTTATTTTATATTCTTTATTCATATAATTTATAAACATATATTTCAGAATTAAAACTCCTGATATTAAAGCAATAAATAAATACATCCCCCTTTATCTCTCCTTATAATAATTTTAAATATCATCCTAATTTTAATAAGAGTAAATTACATATTTCCTAATTTGTTTCTTTATATTCGAAAAATATACACATATCATGATTAGTTACACTATCCCATATACCGAATAAGTTATCATATAAATGCCCTTTTAACCTACTATTAGATATTTTTGAATATGCTAATACAATTCCCCAATGGTACATCCTATAATTTTTATTAAACCTTATAATATCCTTAACTTCTTTTTTATTATAATACTTAATCTCCTTTTTTAATGCTTTTCTTAATTCTTTTAAAATCTTCTTTGCTTCTTTATAATTTTTTTAGATATATATTCTAGTCCTTCACTTGATCTATATTTATAATAATTTATATTTTTAATAATTTCTTCTCTTGATATATTTCTTTTATCGAATTCTAGAACTCTAATCATCTTTTATTCCCCCTTATCAAGTAAAGAGTATTATTTTTTTATATTCTATCATAGTTTAGGTTATTTCTGTAAATTCATAAAATTCTTTAATTTTTTGTAATATTTGCAATAAAAAAGACTAGTTTCCTAGTCCTAATTAATAGTATTAATTTCTTTTAATTTATTTTCAACCTTTATAACTTTAACTTTTAATTTTGTTATTTCTGTAGAGTTATTCTCGCTTAATATTTCTAAGGTTTCAAACCCATCATTTATTTTAAATTCCATTCTATCTAATCGCTTATGAACTTCCTTTAAATCCTTTTGCATATCTAATAGTATTTCTAATATTTTATCATTTTCCATGTACTCTACTCCTTCACTTATTTATATACTCAATAATAACATAAATTTAACTTCACAAAAACTACAAAAAAATGCATTTCGATACATTTTAAGTTATAATACTTCTGAAAGGTGGTATCAAAAATGAAAACTTGTATTTATTTAAGAAAATCAAGGGCAGATTTAGAATTAGAAAAAAATGGGGAATTTGAAACTTTAACTAAACATAGATCTATCCTACTTAAAACTGCTAAAGAATTAAATTTAAATATAATAGAGATAAAAGAAGAACTTGTAAGTGGAGAGAGTATTGATTCTCGTCCTAAAATGTTAGAACTTCTTAATGAAGTAGAGAATAAAAAATATGATGCTGTCTTAGTCATGGATATAGATAGACTTGGCAGAGGTGATATGCAAGACCAAGGACTTATTTTAGATACATTTAAAACGTCAAATACAAAAATAATAACTCCTAGAAAAACTTATGATTTGCAAGATGAGTTTGATGAGGAATATAGTGAATTTGAAGCATTTATGGCTAGAAAAGAATTAAAACTTATAAATAGACGTCTTCAAAGAGGTCGTATTAGAAGTGTAGAAGATGGTAATTATATAGGCTCTGCCCCTCCTTTTGGATATGATATTTTAAAGAAAGGAAAAGAAAGAACTTTAGTTCCTAATAGCGATGCAGATGCTGTAAAACTAATTTTCGACTTATATGTAAACAATTCTATAGGTGCTAGGAAAATAGCTATTCGTCTAAATTATCTTGGCTATAAAACAAATACTGGAAAAGAATTTTATCCGTCGGCAGTTTTAAATATATTAAAAAATAAAGTATACTGTGGCTATGTTCAGTGGAGAAAAAAAGAAGAAAAGAAATCTAAAGATCCAAATAAAAAAACAGATGTTAGAACTAGACCCATTGAAGAATGGATAGAAGCAAAAGGTAAACATACTCCTATTATTTCAGAGGAGTTATTCAATCAAGCTCAATTAATACTTAAAGGTAAATATCATACTCCTTACCACTTAGATGGTATAACTAATCCACTTGCAGGAATTATAAAATGTGGTAAATGTGGTGGTAGTATGGTTTATAGAACTTATACTACTCAATCTCCTCATATAATTTGTTATAATGCGTGTGGTAATAAAAGTTCTAATTTTAAATATGTAGAAGAAAAATTATTATACTCAATTAAAAATTGGCTATTTAACTATAAACTTGAATTTGCATCTAACGATTTAGATAATAATAAATCAACCAAAGATATACACTTAAAACTAATAAAATCTTTACAATCAGAGCTAAAAACTTTAGAATCTCAAAGAGATAAACTACATGATCTATTAGAAAGAGATATTTATGATTTAGACACTTATATGAAAAGAAATTCTATTCTTAGTAAAAAAATAGAAGATCTTAATAAATCATTACTGAAAGCAAATGAAGATTTATTTCTAGATAGACAGCGTGAAATAGCTAAAAACAATATCATTCCATCTTTTGAAGAAGTTTTAGAATTGTATCCTTATTTAGAAGATGTAACTTTAAAAAATCAAATGCTAAAATCTATTCTAAAATGTGCTGTTTATATAAAAGAAAAGAATCAATCAAAAGATAATTTTTCTTTGGTTATACATCCTAAAATAGATTAA